AAAAATTACAAATGCGTCGTATGATATCTACAATAGATAATAAGAGTTATTATTGTCTTGAAGACTGGGAAGATGGCAATAAATATAAATGTGAGGATATGGATTCACCTAATTTCAAGTGGTATTTGAAGGTAGCTACGGAAACAATGGGTGGGGACTACTCCAAAGACGATATTCACCTAACGAAAATGTTGAACTATTTGGCGGTTGAATTCTATCTCAAGAAGAATAAACAAATAACGAATATATAAAACACTCATTAATTTATGTTTGTCTGCATAAACAATTTGCTTCTTAATCGTCTTCAATATATTATCTAACCTATATAAAACCATTACATCATATACAGTAATGGTAAAAATCTGTGACTCAATATACGCAAATGAAACAGAAACATATAAAGACAATTTTGATATGTTTCCTTACGAACTAAGTGATTTCCAAAAATACGCAATAGAAGGGATTGTAAACCAACAACACGTATTGATTACAGCACATACTGGTTCCGGAAAGACCCTACCAGCAGAGTTCGCGATTCAACACTTTGTAAAACAAGGCAAAAAGGTAATATATACATCTCCGATTAAAGCGTTATCAAACCAGAAGTTTTACGATTTCCAAAATAAATACCCAGACATCACATTTGGTCTATTTACAGGAGATATCAAAACGAATCCCGAAGCAGATGTATGTATTATGACAACGGAAATCCTAATGAACCGTTTATTCAATAATGATAGTCAATCATCAAATGTAAATGATTTTCAAATGGACTTGAATAACGAACTAGCATGTGTTGTATTTGATGAAGTCCACTATATCAACGACGCTCACCGAGGACAAAACTGGGAAAAAACAATTCTTATGCTACCCAAACACGTCCAAATGGTTATGTTGTCAGCAACTATCGACCAACCACAAGAGTTTGCCAAATGGTGTGAAACAAATGGATCAAAAGAAGTATATTTATGTTCTACTAACCATCGTGTTGTGCCTCTGGGTCATTACGGTTTTTTAACCACAAACGAAGGACTCTATAAGGGAATGACCGATGAAGACAAAAAACGTGAAATCAGAAACGAAATGAATAAGTTGATTCTTCTCCAAGATTACAAAGGCAGTTATAACAGTTCTGGATATCAAACAATAGTAAAGCATAAGAAGCTAATGGAAGATAAAAAGGTATTTGTGAAGCGCCAACATACACTAAATAAGCTGATGGAATTTCTTAGAAACAAACATATGTTACCGTGTATATGTTTCGTATTTTCCCGGAAACAAGTAGAACAGTGCGCACGTGAAATTACAATTCCGTTGTTAGAAGATGATAGCAAAGTCCCATATACAGTAAAAAAGGAATGTGACGCCATTATTCGCAAGATGCCAAATCACGAAGAATATATGAAAACTGACGAGTATATCGAACTTGTATCACTATTGGAAAAAGGTATTGGTATTCATCACTCTGGGATGTTGCCAATTCTACGAGAAATAGTGGAAATAATGATTTCAAAAAAATATATTAAAGTTCTATTTGCTACCGAGTCGTTTGCGATAGGTTTGGATTGCCCTATCAAAACAGCAATATTCAGCGGTCTCACTAAATATGATGGCTCACAGCGACGTTATTTGATGGCACATGAATATACGCAAATGGCAGGACGTGCTGGTCGTCGTGGAATAGATACTATTGGATACGTGGTTCATTGTAATAATCTATTCCCTCTTCCAACAGAACGCGATTATAAGCAAATGATGAGCGGTATTCCACAGAAGCTTGTATCAAAGTATAAGATTGATTATGGGTTGATGTTGAATTTGCTTTGCACTGGTATTAGACGCGATTTTCATTTGTTTTCGGAAAATGCGATGATATATAAAGACATTAATAAACATATTGAAGCATTGAAAGATAAGGAAAACAAACAATGTGAGAAAATGGAAAACTATAAAACACAATTGACATATTTGAAGACACCATTAGTAGAGTGTGAAAAATACATTCAAAAAAATAACGAAATACCTATGTTGAAAAATAAGAAACGAAAACAATGCGAGCGCGAAATTCAACAAATGAAAGACCAGTATAGAAATATAGAGATGGATATGAAAAAGGTGCGCGAATACCAAACAATGGAAACTGAATATGCGAACATCCAAAATTCATTAGAAAGTTCTAAACAATATATTGTATATCAAAGCACACAAGTGTTAGAACTGATGAGACACAAAAACTATGTCTCAAATAATGAAGATATTGGTTATGAATTAACAGATTTGGGTAAACACGCATCATATGTAAAGGAAATACAGCCGCTTATAACAGCACACATATTGAATGAACTTAACCAATTTGAGGATTATAATACCAAAGACATTATACAAATACTGTCTATATTTTGTGATGTGAAAGTAGAAGATACAATGAAAAACAATTATCCGGTATCAAATGGAAAGTGCGAAAATGTGATGAAAATGTTTCATAATTTATTTGAAGAGTATTGCACTCTTGAAGACAAATATCAAGTATTTACAGGTATTCATACAAACAACCTGAATTATGATATTTATGAATATATCGAACAATGGGTAAATTCAACAACAGAAGTAGATTGTCGTTTGATAGTGAAGAAAATAAAAGAAGAGAAGGATATTAGTTTGGGAGATTTCAGTAAAGCACTATTGAAGATTTCCACAATTTGTAAGGAATTATATTCAATGGCAATTGAACTACAACATATACAATTCGCTCATAAATTGTCACTGGTTGATGGTTTAATTTTGAAATATGTAGTAACAAATCAAAGTCTATACGTATAAAAAATTGAAATATAATATAATAAATACATTTGATTATATTATATACATGACATAACTATGGATTATAACATAAATGGTTCATCCAGTGAAAGTGATGAAGGTAGTATATGGTCCTTAGATAGCGAAGAAGCATTTGAAGCGGACAATATATATTACGATGAACAAGATTATTATGATGATGTTCGAAATGATAAATCATATCATTTGGGACTATGTAAGAATTATGAATATTCAACAAAACATCCGTATGTATTATTGAATGTAGTAAATGTAAAATCGTTTTTCAAATACCATATTGATAGTATAATGATGTTTTTGGTAGGATATTCGTTGGTATATGTATCAGACCCCCATATGGATATAATACAAGTTCATCACTATAAATCAGATAATAATCAAATAGTGTACGATTGCATTATTAAAACACATTATTTAAGACTTATTCAAAAGTGTTGGAAAAGGCAACTACGAATACGAGAACAAATAAATAAACAACGAATGAGCGTCGGTAGTTTAATGTATAGAGAAATGAATGGTAGATGGCCGAACGGGTTGAATGTAATGCCAGGAGTGTATGGAATGTTTTACTCAAATAGAGGACATTGGAATAAAGCGTGATATGATTTTGATTAAATCAACACGTACTTTATTAAGCTCAGTATCCTCCTTAATATTTTCTATAGGAACCTCCATTTGTATAAGAGCTTCTCTGTATTCAAAAATTCGGGTTTTAATATAATATACGTTGCGATTACCGTAATATAGATGGATATAGTGATTCAATATCTTGAGTTGTGTATCAATATCTTTTGTTTTGATTACTTCCAAATAATTGTCAATACAATTCTTCAATTCCACAAACAAAACGTTAATATCAAAGTTTTCAGAGAAGAAATAGTCTTTCCATTCTTGACGTAATATAATTCTATGAAATGTTTGAAATATACTATCATGAACGTCATATGCTGTTTTTAATCTTTCATCCCAATCAAAACAGGTATTTTCAATAAACATATTTGTTTTGTTTTACATAAAGTTATATCTTTATACCTTTGAATATTTAAGTTTGGACGAAAAATTGATTCATACATTAGAGAATAAAGATGAATAAAAATTATCAAAATATCATATAATACAATCATTTTATGATACTCACTCGCTATTTATATAACTATTTTCAAGTAGATACTTCTATATTTCTGTCTCTTTTAGATAGAAATAAAGACGAGTCATTATTTTGGTGTTATGAATTATATTATTCTGGATTTCAGGAGGAAGTATTTGAATATTTGATAAAATTATATAACATACTGTATATTACAAAAAGTGTAATTAAAGATGAAATATCCCAACAATATGAGTATTGGAAAGAACACCCGTGCGAACACGGGATATTGGGTGAAATTGTATGTAATCTAATCAATTATAAATATTCAATATGTAAATTTATCAAGAAATATGATAAGAAAATAAAATGTAAAGACGCAAAAGTGAAGTGTAAATATTCTAACACTTATATAAATTTGACACACGATGAAAAAGAAGATATTATTCGTACATATTCGACAAAACGAAATGATAAATACTATTGGAAAACAATGAAAGGAGTATGTAAATACAAAATCCGAAATAATATTAATGTATTGTGCCAAGAACCAGTATCATATGACATCAAAGATTGGTCCAATAATTGGTTAAAATATGTATTAGAAACACCATTATGGCAGGAACGTATAGAGAAGTATATGGGTTCATATGATATTTCACGAAAAGTAGTAAGTTTCAAAACGTTAGAAGATGAAGAAGAATTCCATAATTATTATGATTTGGAACCAGACGAGCAAAGTAAAGAAATACAAGAAAAATGTTTAGGATGTAGTGACGATTTCCAACACACAACTATATCATTAATAGAAAATTATGGGGGTATTATTGAATGAGTATACTGCCATTGTAGTGAGAGAAAATAATGTTGCACCCCATAATGTATCAATTATCGCTACGTATGGATCCCATTTTTTTATGGTTGCAATATTTGTCGCATCGTATACTCCATACATTACTAAACCGAGAATGAACGCATCTAATATTGTGCCTTGTTTTGAAATAATGAAATGGTATAGTCCAATTATAATCATCAAATAACTTAAGAAAGCACCATAAATATTTAATTGGATTGGCGAACCTTGGATACTTTGAATCATTTTTGAAAAACCACTCGGGATAATTACATAATTGATATAGAAAATATCAAGAACCAATAACGCAATCGCAAGAACAATAAGTGTAATAACTTCCATATATGATATATTCTGATAAAAATATATCATTCGCTGATATTTGGATTATCGGTCATCATTGCTGTCATAATCTATAGATACAACATCTTCATTTTTTTGTTCTGGTTCTGGTTCTGAAATATTGTCTAATTGTATCATTCCATCTGCATCTATATCATAATCTTTTATAGATACATTTCGCGCTTGAATTTTATGAAGTATAATGTCTTTTAAATTAACACATAAACTACTTATAGAATGACACGTTAAATCATATACAACATTAATAGGTTCGCAATATATCATCTTATAAATGTAATTATGTGGAATAAAAACTATTTGTCCGGGGTTTAAATCAATAGTTTCATCATCAGATGTGTCGACATTGCCAACACTGTATTGTAAATTTTTTATATTTGTATCAATATCATGGTGTGGTCTCAATGGTTGTAATTTCAATTGAATAGAACCACTTGCAACAAATAAAAACTTACGATGAAAAGTATGAAATAAATAGGGTGTGCTATACCCACAAGGACCACCTAAAAGGAAACATTGTTGATTTACTGATATTGGATTATGTATATAGCTTGATAGTTCTTGATGTTCGGAAAAAATAGGTGTACTATTACTGAAATAATAAGAATTTTTTTTACAATACATTAATTTTGTAAATGCGTCATATGGGACTTCAATGGATTTATCATCGTCACTATTGGATAAATGTATAATCCCGTTATAAAGGACGTTACACGGGCTATCAAAAACCAATATTTTGTCTTTATCGCATAACTGCTGAAGTTCTCTATTGTTCTTATATTCAATAAAAAATGAATTATTGTTATCCACTGCGTGTATATAGTCAATATGTTTCAAAATGTGAAAATATAAAAGGATAGAGAAAAAAATAAGTATTATATGAAATAGTGTATGCATTGGATTAATATACGTTTAAACATTATTTTACTTTAAGTTATTTTACGCATTAGTCATCATATTGAGGTGCGAGGAATAGTTTGAGAAGATTATTCTCATTATTTTCGTCATCAAGATAATAGTTAATTTGGAGTGGATAATTTTCTGTAAGATTGATTTCTACATTTTTACAAATTTTGCTATAAACAGCAATTTTATTGAGATATTGAAGTGAATATCTAAGTTCTAATGATGAATCTTCAACAATCGCAAACTCATTAAGGTCATCAATATCAATTTTAACTTTCATAGAACCATTATCGCCATTAGATGTGAAATCAATATTTTCTTCGTTACAGTTGATTTCAATACTTTCTCCAAAATTAAACAGTTGGTTAATAATATTACCAAAATTCGCAGAGGAAATTGAGAATTGTGCGGTGCTTTCGTTTTCGGGGATAGACATTTGCTCTTCATCAAGATCTACAAGTGGCATTGTGAATTCTTTATTCAAAACATTTTTGTCTTCGCAAGTAAAAGCAATATCCAATGTATCTCCTTGTTCGGGGTCATATGTAATTGTCATAGAATGTCCTTTCTGGTAAGTGCTAAAAATCTTGGATATAATATTGGTATTAATGCCCATAGCTACATTTTCGCCGAAATCATAACCATCGAACCATTTATTGGATAACTTGAACTCTACAATAGTAATTTTTGAACTATCAAGTGTTTGCATGTATAGTCCATCGGGTTTAAAGTGTATTTCTACAAAGTCATTAAGAGATTTAATATTTTGAAGAATATACGTAAATGTATATAGCTTTGTAGGGTCTTGGATAGTCAAATTCATTATATATACAATCAATTATAGTATATAAAATTAAGTCAAACGATTTATTCAATTTTCTTCCAAATATTCTTCTGTATTATCAGCATCATTTATGCTTTCTTGGACGTCTTGTTCTGATTCTACATCTTGTATTTGTTCGGACAATTGAGTAATAATATTAGAACTGTTATCAAAAATTTGTTCTATATTAAATATTTCTGTAATATTGGGAGGTGTATCAATTCCTGATAATAGTTTGATTCGTTGGTCGTGTAATGACTTGTTAACTTCCATTGAGAATGTTTGAAGTTTAATTAAAGTATCTTTAATATTTACAATTTCATTTAAAATCATTTCAAATCGTTGTTCGTATTCTTCAACTAACTCTTCGGGAACCCCTGTATTTTCAGTTGCGTGTTCTTCTAATACATTAATACGGTCACTCATATTTTTGAATGCTTGATTAATCGTCATTGGTTTATCACTTTGTGTAGTTTGAGTTCTAGGAGTAGGAGGAGGAGAGGGTTGTTTGGATGTTACTATATTATTAGTAGGCTCACCAAAAGCACGGCGTTTTTTTGCGGCAGCAAGAGCACTTGACATTTATAAATTAATTAATGGTATATATTTATATCTTTAATAAAAAAATATATATGAACGAATTATACGCGCATATCCATTTTAATAACATCATGGTGAGTATATGGTGTAATCCATACAATATCTTGTAACGAATATTTTTCAATATTATCGTGTTTATTGGATAAATATAGACGCGGAAAAGCCTTAGGTTCCCGTTTACATTGTTCTTCTAATTGTTCTACATGGTCGTCATATATGTGCGCGTTACCAATAAAGTGAACGAAGGAATATGCTTCTAAACCACAATGTTTAGCAATTATATGTGTAAGGAATGAATAAGAAGCAATATTGAATGGAACTCCTAAACCAACATCCCCACTTCGTTGATATAAGGAACAAGAAAGATATTTTTCTTGATGGACGTTGAATTGCATTAATACGTGACACGGGGGCAATGCCATTTCGTCAATTTGACACGGATTCCACGCACTAATGAGTAAACGTCGCGAACCAAGCTCGTCTTTATTTTTCAACATTTTAATAATATTTGCCAATTGGTCTACGCCTTTACCGCTATAATCCTCATTACAGTCACTATATTCCGCATTGAAATGTCTCCATTGATGTCCGTATACTGGACCTAAATCATCTTCTTCATAATGTAAGCCACGGGATTCTAGAAACTCTTTGCTTGCGTTTCCATTCCAAATTTTCACACCGTTTTCTTTTAATTCTTTATTGCTTGTGGAGCCCTTTATGAACCACGTTAATTCTTTAAAACACGTCTTCCAAGCAACTTTCTTTGTGGTTAGTAATGGAATAGACCCATCTTTTAGTGAAAATTTCATATGGGCTCCAAAAATAGCTTTTGTCTTTCCGTTACGAGTATTTTCCCACGTTCCTGTATTGATAATCTCACGGATAAGATTCAAGTATTGATGTTCTTCGTGTGGTGTTTGTACGACTAAACCGCTCATTATAAATATATTGCTTATGGTTTTTTTATTTTCTTTTCTAAATAAATGTTATAATATGGAAACATCAGATTTCATTATGAACGGAGGTGAAACAAAAACATTTTTAACTCACGTATTTGATGGAACGCCTGAAGGAAATGCTGAATTTATGAATATCGCCCAATATTCACTTATGGGAATCATTCCCGTAGTTGCTTTAAATAAATTAGTCCAGACCTACATACCTGATATTGACTTTGAAAAATCAACATTGGAATTAACTGTTGAAATTGCACTTCAAGTTATGATAATGTTTGTAGGTATTGTAATTATCCATCGTGGAGTTACATATTTCCCGACATACAGTGGATTTAAATATGAAGACGTATCTATCACCAGCGTGGTTTTAGCATTCTTGATCATTATGTTAAGCGTCCAAACAAAATTAGGTATGAAAGTAAATATTCTATATGATCGTGTTTTAGAAATTTGGAATGGGGAACCTCAACCCACGAAGGAAAATATGGAACAACGCAAAGAAATCAACATTTCTCAACGCCAAATGATGCAACCCGAAATTGACGAAGACTATTACGCAAGAGGACCTCCCGCGCCTCAATCAACAAGTCGTTCTCAACAATTAGAAGAACAACAAGGACAACAAGTTCCTTCGTTAGGTTCTTCATTACAAGGAGGACCTATGGCGGCCAACACTATGATTGGTGGCGCGTTCGGTTCTTCTTTTTAAATTTTCAAATTTCAATTATGTAATTGCGTAAATGTTATTCAAATATGTATTTCAATAACATTATGTGCGTTGAATATCAACACTATTTAACATATCCATCTGCAATAACGATTTCTCAATTGAACTTTGTTTGTCTACATTTGCAAATAAATAATCGGTATTTGGACTGTGTTCGTTTTTCTTTATCTGGGAATATATAGTATTAATGTTTTCAATCACTTGTGATAATATTTCTGATTTTGGCATAATTTCGGATTGACGATTTACATCTTCTGTAAGCAATGAAATCGCAAAATATAATAAAAATCGTCGTTTTTTACATGATGCGGTAGTGTATTTAATACAGAAAATATCATTCAGTGCGTTCAATACACTTTTCAGAAATACGTCGTCATTTGTTTGGACATGATCGAAGAAAACATCCCAAATTATCCATACAATATCTTGACGATATTTATTATCTACATCGTAATCATACCGGATTTGACATAATGCTTTTTGTTTTTTCTTTCTACACAATAAATCAAACTCTAACAACCATTCAATCCAATATGAAGAACGACGACAATCCTTTTTTATAATATTGTAATACAGTTCATTGAAAGGAATCATCAATTCTTTTGGATCCTTTTTTTGATACACTTTACCAACATATTCAATACTGTCAGCAAGTAAATTATCTTGCATATTTGTAATATCAAATTCTTCTTGTCGTTTTATTTTCAGCGTTTCTATGGAGTGTGTTTTCTTTGCAAAACACAATACACATATAATTTCCGCAAATAATCTGCGTATTTTTAGAGAATTACGTGTATGTAGTTCGCATATATAGTCAGCAGATACAATGAGTTGTCTAAATAACTCAAATCTTTTTTGTAAATAAATAATAATTTTGGGATTTCCAATATGTATATGCTTTCCAAAGAAGAATAAAAAAATTTCCCATAGCTCACCATAATGTCCTGCACAAATATATTCAGCACACCAATAACAAGACTTTTCTATTTTACCGGATAATAATGATTGAATAAGTTCTCGTTTTACATCACTTTTCTTGAACTCCGAAAATGTAATCCCCGAGAAATCTTTTTGAATACGTATATCATTTATATCGTGATTGTTCATAATATAGTAAAAAATGTAATTTATTGTATATCCATATTATTTATTGTGTGATTATACGAGGGATGATATTAATCGTTTGTAATTCTTGTGACATCAGTTTGTATGAATACGGCATATTTACTTTCGCAAAATCGCTTGTATTATTACACATCTGACACAAGTGTATCTTGACATCGTTATCGCGATATACATTGTTTTGAACCCCATCATTATATGATGCTATCATTCCACATCGCTTACATACATATGTGCTGTATTTATCACTTACATCGTATAGACGGTCTTTACAGAAGTTTGTCATTCCGTGAGCGATAAGAACATCTCTTTCCATCTCACCAACTCTGAAACCACCATCCCTACTCCTACCTTCCGCCGGTTGTCGTGTAAGATTTACCATTGGCCCAATAGAACGACTATGTTGTTTGTCATTTACCATATGTTTCAATCGTTGATAAAATACTGGACCGACAAATGTGTTGATTTCAAGCTGTTCTCCGGTCATACCATTGTATAGGACTTCATTGCCGTAACTTTCGTATCCGCATTTTTGAAGTTCGCTACAAATCGTCTTGATATCCAATTCACTGAAACTGGTTCCGTCACCAAACATTCCCAGTTCCAAAAGCACTTTTCCGAGAAGCGTTTCTTTCAATTGTCCAATTGTCATTCTGGACGGAATTGCATGAGGATTGATGATAATGTCGGGCTTAATTCCATCCTTTGAAAATGGCATATCACACTCGGGAATGATATTACCCACTGTACCCTTCTGTCCGTGCCTACTAGATACTTTATCTCCAAGCACTGGCTTTCGTGTAGTTCTGATTTTTACTTTCGCAAAATCATATCCATCTCCATTTCGGTTTGTGTAATTCCTATCAATATAACATTCTTCGTTTGTGCGGTGAGTTTTGCTTTGGTCTTCATATTTGATGAGTTTCGTTGGATCATTGCGATTTTCCTTAATCGGAACGACTTTTGAAATGATGACATCTCTATTTTCAACAAGACTGTCTTTTTCCATAAATCCATTATTATTCAGTTTGTCGTAATTGCCATATTTGATACCCTTTGTCACCGTTTTATCGGGCTTACACCGGATGATTTCGTCACGAATGATGTTTTTGTCTTCATCCTTTTCAGTATGGTAAATGGTCGCAAGGAATAGCCCACGGTCAATTGAACCCTTGTTAATCAATACACTATCTTCCTGATTATAACCACCGTGTGTCATAATCGCAACGTGAATCTGTGTTCCGGAAGGGATTGAATCCAAATTGATGAAATCCATGACACGCGTTTCAACAAGAGGACGTGTAGGATAATTCAGAATATATGTGGTTTTATCCATTCGTGTGTCAAAGTTTGTAGCATAAATTCCAATTGCCTGCTTACCCATCGCACACTGATACGTATTTCTTGGTGCCTGATTGTGCTCTGGAAAAGGAACACACGACGCAAGAATACCAAACATTGTGCTGGGATGAATTTCACAGTGACTATAATTATACCTGAAATTGTCAAATACCTTCTGTTTGGATTTCATCGCAATCATCGCATAATTTTGCTCTTCCGGGTCAATATATTCAATGATTGATTCATCCAGTTTGCTATTGGTAATCAAATCATTCCATCGTAGTTCTTTCGCATTAATATTATTGACAATGTCTTTTGTCAACAGCACTTTATTGTTTTTTACTTTATATAGAGGACGTGTCAGTCGTCCTGCATCATTACAAATACGAATTTCTTTTTTAGAATAATCAAATACAATTGACGTGTAAATATTGATGATACCACTATATTTTTTATTTTTCAATGATTCATACAGTTCAATTGGGTTATTCGTAATACCAATCCACGCACCATTAATAAATACTTTCACACATTTACTAATTTCGTCGAATGTTGAGTTACTGAAATCCTTTGTATAATCATTCACATACTTATGAAGACCAATATTGTTTGTAGGGATTGTAATATGACACATGTAACTAATATTTTTCACTACACCTACTGATTGACCTTCTGGAGTTTCAACAGGACACAAGAACCCCCATGTTGTGCTATGTAGTTTTCGTGGTTCAATCAACTCACCACTCTTTTCAAGCGGTGTGTTGATACGTCTCAGGTGACTTACTGTCGCAATATATGTAAGACGATTCAATACTTGGGCTACACCAACCTTGCTACTATTACTTTGTTTGATGCTGAAATCACCGGTGGATAAGGCACGGTTGATTCCATTCTCAATCGTTGTTGATTTGATAATTTTATAGATATTAGTATGATTGATGATATTTTCGTAATCATCACTTGACCGCCAAGAACCATTATTAATCTCCTTAAGGATTTGTTTCTGCATTTCTTTAACAAGTTTATTGAAATAATTTCGGAATAGATTATTGATAAGCGTTCCGCACAATTCAATGCGCTTATTTAGGTATGAATCACGATCGTCAAAAGGCATAAGACCCATACTTGTAAGAATTAACTTCCTTGCCATATATCCTAAGAAGAATAACTTCTCTTGTGTATTGTTACAATGGGGCAAAACATCACTTTCAATTATATCATTTACGAATTTCTTTCTTTTTTTATCTGCGACATCACTGTCAATATTGAATGGTGTATTATATGAAATATTAGATGTAAAATACTCAAGTGAACTATTTTGATCGATATACTTGCTTGATTCAAATATGGATGCCCGAAGGAATTCAAGGATGTGTTTGTTATTTTCATCCTCAATATCCAATACAATATGTTTACAGATATCTTTATCACTAATCACTCCAAGAACACGGAAGATAACAAATAATTCAACAGGTTGTTTCATACGCGGTATATTTACATAAATGACGTTGCCAAATCCGTTGTTTTTACTCGAAATATGCATCTCAATTTGCTTAGGTGAAATACATTTATTATAAGGAACTGATTTGATTTCAGCACTACGTAGCCACTTTGTTTTATTTTTGTTATTGAAGCAGTAAATTTTGTTTTCAGCAACGCGTTCTTGACCGAGGACAGTCTTTTCAGAACCCTTAATGATAAAATATCCCCCAGGATCCATTTTACATTCACCACTGATTGTAGGAGAAATATTTCTGTTTTGAGAAAGCATACAAGGCGACGATTTTACCATAATTGGCATTCGTCCAATATTAATTTTTTTAAGGAGTTTTTCTACTACAATTTTTTTATCCATTTGCTCGGTATCTAAAATATGGTATTTTATTAGTATATCAATATTCATTATTGATGAGTATGTAAAGTTTCGCAATTTAGCCTCTGATGGAAACATATTCTTGGTAGCACCATTGTTTTCATGAATCTGTGGAGGAAGAATATTGCATTTTTGAAAATATAGCTCTATTTCAAGTGAATACTTATCTTTTGTAATATCATAATCATTTTCTGAGCGAATAATCACAGGATTAAACATGTTGATTGTGTTCTGCATTTGAACGTTTATGAAATGATTATACGATTCCACCTGATGTCTAACAAGACGTTCAAGATGTTTATTTCCAAAATATGATTGGATAATATCATACGGTTCTTCAATATAATTACCAACGTGTTCTAAAACACTATGGATTTTATTTTCTACTAATTTAGTAGTCTTTTCACTCTCAATTAGACTCTTTATTGAGTCATTGTAGCTGTGTGAATCATAACTGTTAACGTTAGACGCATCCAGAGACATCATTGCACCTATTATATATTTACTTGTTTATCATTGAATAACATTTCAATCAATTTTATACTTGAATAATTGAATGTATATAAACATTTTTTAATATTTATATATTATTATTATTATGTCTGAGATAGGAGATGATGACTTCATTCAATATTTAGATAATTTTTCAAAGAAGAAACAGGTAATGCGTAAAGAATTCATTGATCTTATACGCAATACAAACGCTCAATATATTATGGGAAATATGAGTTCTCCTAATTTTGCGTGTCAAGACAACATCACATCTATGGAAATAAAACATAATAATTCACAAGGAACAACATACAGAGAATGGCAGAAAAATCACGACGTGAAGTTGGAACCCGATTTACAAGACGATGATAAGGAATTAATCAATATTGATACAGATATTAATAGCATTGGTGATCTGGTAGATATATTGGATAAATATGAGTATAATGATATGTATAAATATAACATTGATTTGAAATCGTTAACAAAAGTAAAAGACGAATTACATGATATTAATAATCTTACTGGAATGGAAACATTAAAACAAAATATATTAGATCAATTGTTGTATTTTTTACAGAAACTACATACGTTTTCTGATGGAGATTACAAACATACAGTATTGTGTGGGCCTCCAGGTACAGGAAAAACAGAGGTCGCAAAAATAATGGGAAAGATGTATTCAAAAATAGGTGTGTTAAAAAATGATGTATTTAAAAAAGTTACTCGTAGTGATTTAGTTGCCGGGTATTTAGGTCAAACCGCAATCAAAACGAAAAATGTAATGGATAGTTGTATTGGTGGTGTGTTATTTATTGATGAAGTATATTCCCTTGGAAAGAATAGTGATAATATTGATAATTTTAGCCAAGAGTGTATTGATACAATATGTGAAACACTTAGCGACCATAAAAATGATATGATGGTAATTGTAGCAGGATATAAGAATGAAATAAACGAACGGTTTTTTTCAATGAATAGTGGGTTAAAATCACGATTTATTTGGAATTTCAATATTGATAAGTATAATTATAAAGAACTGTATCAAATATTCAAAAAAACAGTAGCTCACGGAAAATGGTTTGTTTGTGATAACATTAAACCCGAATGGTTTAAAGAGAATTATGATTATTTTGAAAATTATGGACGTGACATGGAAGTATTATTTACATATTCTAAAATAGCATACAGTCGTCGTATATATGGCAGAACAGAACCTGTTACTCGCAAAATCACGAGTAACGATATCACCAAAGGAATAAAAACATTTATTCAAAATAAAGACAAGGAAAAAAACGAAGAGCAACGAAAATTTATACATTCTATTTATGTATAATAAGTTTAGGTTCGCGTTTTTTTATTTAAAAATATAGTAGATTAAATAAAATATTAATAATGGAATCAACAGAGAAGAAGAAAATATCCATACATCCAGATTTGATGTTTATGACATCTGGAAAAACTCAAAAAAAGAAATCGTCCAAGGAAAAAAAAGAACAAATCAAAATGAAACCCCCACCAAAAACAAAAAATAATACACTCCGTAAACAATCGTTATTGCGAATGATAAGAAAACATCAAGATGAAAAACATCGCGATCAGCTGAAAATGATGTCTGGAAATGGTAATAATGTAACCACTGAAAAAACATACAATAACAACATGGATGATACACTCCAATTTATGAATAATATAAAGGCAAAACATAGTGCGAGCCATACATTGAAAAATAACAATTATAATACACTATCCATATCACAACCCAGTCACACGATTACTGATGATAATGTTAATACAAATACTCAATCCAATGTTTTTGATTTATCCAATGAAGAAAATGAAAATACAGATGTAATCATTCAAGATGATAGTGTAAAATTTCATGTAAATGTTCCACAAAATTCTATACAGCCCAAATATGGATGTATGAAAGACGGAAATTTACCTACATATAAGGCAGTTAATAATATTCAAAATACGTATACACGAAGACATTTACCGCAATCATTACAAGGTGGTAACCAAGACAATAATATGAATAAGCGAAATGCTGAATTAAACGCATTGCAAAAATATACATCTCATAAAAGATCAACAGATCAACGACAGAAGCAAAAGAAAATTATACGAAGAACATTTAATGTAGGAAAAAAAGTTAAAGAACGAAAAATGTCCGTATTAATATCAAATAAAAAAATACGTTCCAATATAACATTGAAATTGCAAATGTTAAAGGATATTTCTATTTTTCAAGTAAAAAATGATTTAATAAAACGAGGATTGATAAAAGTAGGATGTATAACGCCTGAAAATGTATTGCGTCAGATGTATTCGGTCGTTCATAGTATGTGCGGGTCTATACAAAATCATAACTCCGAATTGTTATTACATAATTATTTACATAATGATTAGACTGCATATGTAGTTGTAAATATATAAAATCAAAACACCTGTGGTAATTAATGGAGTGCGAAGGAATGATGAATAAATTTTCACTTGTGGTTCTAATTCAATAATTACATTTTGTTTATACTCTTCTACAGTTTCATCTATAATATAGAAATGTCCGTAATCATTGTTTGTATTCATTATATGTTTGGTAATTATAGTCGTTATAACCTTGATGGTTCAATTTTATATATTTTATATAACCATATAAAATATTATATTCAAATAATATTAACGAGAACCCAAAAGAACACATGGTTAAGCAAGATAAACTTATAGATGTATATTTTGAAAAGACGAAAGATTTTATAGAAAAATATGGACCCAATACAATAGTTTTGATGCAAGTAGGTTCATTTTTTGAGATGTATGGATTACGCGATGATAATAAGAAGGTATATGGTTCAAATGTGGATAAAATATGCGATTTATGTGACTTATCTTATTCAGTTAAGAACGTGAAGTGTGAGAATAATAGCAGTGATATTATTATGGCTGGGTTTCCGGAGTATTCACTGGAAAAGTATATTGATAAATTAGTAGACAATGATTATATTGTCCCTGTTATCGTTCAATATAAGCAAGGAAACACGGTAACGCGAAATCTGGATGCGGTTTATTCCAAAGGCACGCATTTGTCATCAAACAACGAGGGAAAACAATCTCAAACGAATGTTATTGGATGTATTTGGGTAAATAAATATAAACTGCGTAAAAATGACTTGAACCAGAAGATTGCTGTAGGAATGGCATTTATTAATGTAATGGATGGCGGATGTTATTTATCTGAATATTGTGAACAGTTGATTTATACACCAACAACGTTGAATGAATTAGAAAATCATTTCACAATGTATAACCCAAAAGAATTGATATTCATTACAAACATGGAGTTGCAAGATTTCAATAAATTATTTCAGTATATTGATACAAATCATATTGTATGTAAATATAATAAGGATGATACCAAAGAAGTTGAGAATTGTAAAAAAAAACAATATATTCAGTCTATACTTGAAAAACACTATGGTGATGATATTATGAAGCATAGTAATGAATATGATGATAATTTGTCTACCCAGTCATTGTGTTATTTACTCAATTATTTGGAAGAACATAATAGGAATATTACAACTCGTCTGAAAAGACCTGTTATTTCGCGAAAACACGAGCGTCTTGTATTGGGGAACCAGACATTGAAACAACTCAATGTTGTAGACGACCATAATGGTTCGGGAAAACTAAAAAGTGTATTATCGTTTTTAAATAACTGTACTACGAGCGTAGGTTCACGGCGATTTCAATATAGATTATTGAATCCTTCAACAAATACTTGTTGGCTGGAAAATGAATACTCTATGAACGAATACTTCAAAAATACATATGAATATAATGATGTGCGAACAATGTTGAAGGGGTTTAAGGATGTAGAGTTGATTCTTCAAAAGGTATTCAATCATAAAATAACACCCATGATGATATATCAACTATATAACAGTTTGTTAATCGGAATGGATTTGATAGAATCGTTCGGTAGCGATGAACGAATGTCAAAATATTTGTTTGATACAGAAAATATAAACGAAATTACAGAACAACTGAAGAAAGCGATACTACGTCTTGAAACTATATTTGATATTAGTAGTTGTGAGACGAATAATTTTAATTCAATTGACGATAACATATTCAATGTAAATGTGGATTCACAATTTGATACTATTTATAAGGACTATCGTGATAATGTAGAATTCTTTTATGACGTCCATAATATGTTGAATAATGTTCTAATAAAACACGAAAACGTATCAAACTATTTCACAATCCATAAGAAGGAGAAAACATGGAATTCTATTGTTATTACGAAGACACGAACCAAAGTTGCGGAAAAGGCACTACAAAAGGAAAATAAAGACACATTATTGGATTTATCTTTGATTAAATTTGAAAAATCTACAACCACCGCGAATGAAGTAAAACATCCCAAAATAAAAACGTGTGTTGATCGCATATTAATGTTGCGAGAACAAGGATTTGAATTAATGAAGAAGTTAATGGATTCATATTTAACCGAGTTCACACATACATATTGTGATTTGATTCGTAATATATCAAGTTGTGTTTCAAAATTAGATGTGCTACAATGTCGTATTTACAATTGTGTGGAATATAATTATTCTATTCCTAAATTGTCTATCTCAGGTTCTGAAAAGTCATTTGTTGATATTACTGAGATGAGACATTGTTTAATCGAACAAATAAATACACAAGAAATATATGTACCCAATGATATAATTCTTGGTAAGAATGAAACCGACGGAATTCTATTATTCGGAACAAATGCTGTAGGTAAAACGAGTATTATTCGTTCAATTGGGTTATGTGTAATCATCGCCCAATCTGGTATGTATGTTCCGTGTAAAAACATGGTTTATCGTCCATATACAGCAATATATTCTCGTATTATTGGTAATGACAATCTTTTCAAAGGCTTATCTACGTTTGGTTCTGAAATGTCTGAATTGCGAACCATCTTAAATAACGTGGATGAAAATACATTGATATTGGGCGACGAACTATGTTCTGGAACCGAACAAGAATCCGCAATCAGTATATTTTTGGCGAGCATTGAAAAAATACACGACAGTGGTGCATCTCACATTTTTGCGACACATTTACACGAAATAGTCGGTTGTGAGGAATTAGAGAACATTACACGAACTCATTGTAAACATATGACTGTATCATACGACAATGAAATTGATGATATTGTATATGATAGAAAAATCAAGGATGGTTCGGGTCCATCTTGTTACGGATTGGAAGTGTGTAAATCTCTTCACTTGGAAGACACTTTCATTGAACGCGCTTTTCAAATTCGTAAAAAACACTTTCCAAGTACACAAGGGTTATTGAGTTCAACAACATCATCGTATAATTCTAAAAAAGTTAAAGGTAAATGCGAAAAATGTGGAGATATTGGTGTAGATATTCATCATTTATGCGAACAACATCTTGCGGACGATACTGGATTCATCGACCATTTTCCAAAAAATCATCCAGCAAATTTGATGACACTATGTAAAAAATGTCACAATGATTTACATAGTAATAATATTGAGTTAAAACAGAAGAAGGTTAAGACATTAAGTGGCAAATATAAAATAAAATAATTATCCTCTATCTAAATCATATTGTTCCCGTTGTTCCGCGCGCTTCGTCATTAACGTAGTAACATCTTTACCATATTTTTGTTTTAATTCCGTTTCCATACCGCGTTCAACTTCTTCATCCTTTTTAATAAAAACGCCGTGTGTTTTACTTAAATACATACTGTCTTCGTAATCGGGTATATAATTTGCCAAACTAGATTTATCTTTGTATCCTGGTTGATAATAAACTGGCGTTTTGGAAAAATTACCACTAAGGTCAATAAGATTACCACTACTATCAACTACACGTGCTACTCCTCTTATTTGGTCCTGCTCTATTAAATCATCAATACTGATATGATATTCAATATCCAAATCATCTGGTTCATATGAAACATCCCCTTTATTTCCTTCACGAATAAGGTCTTTAGAATGTAGATATGCAGATATTAGAAATAAAGACACGATAAAAAACCACCAATATGTTAATTGTTTCATGTAAAATTGAATTAAATGTATTATATAATAATATCATATAATATATAAATATGATTATACCGATTAAATGCTTTACGTGTGGTAATATTTTGGCAGATAAATATAAATTTTATCAAACACAAGTTAGACAACGCAAAGTCCAAGAAAACGGTGGAAACAATATTAAAAAAGTTATGTATTTAACAAAAGACAATACAAAAAAGACACACGAAGGTATTGTTTTAGACGAATTGAAAATTACCAATATGTGTTGCAGACGCCATATGCTAACCCACGTAGATATTGAATAATTGAAAACATAATAATCAACCAAAATCAAAATATAAATTATATTTTTTGTTGCTATAATGTATAAATAATCATGGCTGAAATTCGTGGATTAAAAAATTTATGTACTCCCGCACACATTTACTTGATATTATCTGTTATTGGATTGATTGTTATTGCGTTCCAAAATTATGGTAATGTAGATAAATATTGCTTAGGTTATATGAGTTGTGATGTTCCAAGCACAACATTAGTGTTAATCATACAATTGTTATATGTATTGTTTTGGACTTGGATATTGAATCTAATATGTGATGCAGGTGCTCCCAGTGTATCATGGTTCTTGGTATTATTCCCTATTATTTTATCATTTGTATTAATTGGATTGATGATGATGTAAATTTACATAACAATATTGTAGTTGATATGTAAAAAATTGAACCAAAATATATTTAGAAAGAAATGTAATAGTATATTAAGTATGGAACCCAAAATTAGTAAAATTGTTGAAAATGATAATATCCTGGAATTTATCATTCAAGGATGTCACGTATCTTTTGTCAATGGAATACGACGAACATTATATTCTGAAATCCCTATAAACGCATTTATTACGGAAAAATATGAAGAAAATAAATGCAATATAAAGAAAAATACAAGTCGTTTTCATAATGAAATTGTAAAGCAACGGTTGGCTTGTGTACCTATCAATGAAACAAACTTGGATATGCTTCCCGGAAAGTATATTTTGGAATTGAAAATGAAAAACGATACAAATATGGTAATGGATGTAACCACCGAACATTTTAAAATCAAAGATAAGGAAACTGGAACATACATGTCAAGAGAAGAAGTGAAGAAAATATTCCCACCGAATGACATTACAAATGATTACATATTGTTTCTTCGCCTACGACCACAAATTACAATTACTATTCCGGGAGAAGAAATTGATCTGGAGTGCGACTTTTCAACAAGTATGGCAAAAGAAAATAGTATGTATAACGTAACATCATTATGCACTTATGGAAATACAATTGATACAGAAAAAGCGCGTTCAAAATGGGAAACAATTGAAAATAAAATGAAAGGAGAAGGTCAACCACAAGAAGAAATTGATTTTGAAAAGCGAAACTTTTATTTGCTTGACGCACAGCGTGAATTTATTGAAAACAGTTTTGATTTTAAGTTGAAAAGCATTGGTATTTATACAAACAAACGTTTGGTTTATACTTCCTGTGTGGCATTGATTAATAAATTCACTAAATTTATTGAAAGCATTGATGGAGATAGTGTTCCTATCAATATTGGGGAAACAACGATGGAAAACAGTTATGATATTGTATTGGAAGATGAGGATTATACAATGGGAAAACTATTGGAACATATGTTGTATACCAAGTATTTTGAAAAGGAGAAACAACTATCATATTGTGGATTTAAAAAGTTTCACCCACATAGTGATGATTCTACTATTCGTTTATCTTATCATATGAATGTGGATAAAAATCATATTCGGGGTCACTTGAAAACGTGTTCGAATGATATTATTGATGTATATAAGAAAATTCAAAAGATGTTTTCATAAAATTGAAATAAAAAGCTATATTATCATTTTTTATATAATAATATACCCAGAACAAATGGAAAATCGTGTCAATCGTATTGTTGAAACGTATTTTACGGATTTCAAAGATGAAATGCGGAATTTGATTAATAAAATGGATTTTCATAATGATTACAAGACGACTTTAATGGAGTTCCTATATAATTACAACAAATTAGAAATCACCAAAGAAAATATTACAAAAAGAAAGCGAGAGAAGAATGTTCTTCCTATAAATGATAGATGTGTTGCTTGTCGAGCGAACGGCGAACAATGCACGCGGCGACGAAAGGATGAAAATGAATATTGCGGAACACACATAAAAAATCGTCCATATGGTGTTATTACGAATACTACACATATGCAAAATACAGTATCAATATCTTTACGTGTGGAAGAGGTAAATGGTATTGTATATCATGTAGACGACCTTAATAATGTATATGATAATGAAGATATTATTAATAGGGTGGATATGCCGCATATTATTGGCAAATTTAGCAGTATTACAGGTATTATCTCTCCTTAATTATTTATGCATAACTCTTTCTATACTTTCACGAGTAACTGTTTCACGATTATCCATTATAAATGAATTTAAATTACTTACTTTCTCAATATCACCATCGTAATATTGTGATAATACGTCTAATAAATATTTTTTAGTAATTGGTTTTTTTACATCACGTTTTACGTAATTGATATTTCCATCACTTACGTTTAATGAGTCTATTTCACCTTCTCTCATTATTTCAACAAGGGAATCAGTTATATTTTTTTTTTCCTTTTTTAACTGTTGTTGTACTTTTTGTGACGCTTTAATCTTATTATCAAAATCAATCCATTTTTTTACGTGTTGTGCTAAAACTTGTTTATTCATTAAAATAATATTATAATTATATTTATATAATGATATAATATAATTAATGACACAAATGTTATTTAATATCGCTAATAATACAAATAAAAATTCACAAATTGGTCGCGCACGTCCAACACGGCGACTTGGTATACCATTACCACAACAATCTCGTCCTACAAATTATAACCAAAAACAAACACCAGTAAATGAGAAACAATACTGGGGGCGACCTACATGGATGTTTTTACATACGTTAGCCGAAAAGGTAAACGAACAATATTTTGACATACTTAAGTCTCAATTATGTGATTTTATTATACAAATATGTCATAATTTACCTTGTCCAATATGTGCCAACCATGCGAGAAAATATATGAATAATGTCAATTTCAATAATATAACTACCAAACAATCCCTTAAAAATATGTTATTTGATTTTCACAATACTGTAAATAAACGAAAAAGTTATCCTCAATTTAACATTATTGATTTAGACGCAACATATTCAAAAGCTCATTTAATACATTCATATAACAACTTTATACGAAATTATCATATGAATGGTTCCGTTCGTTATATGGTTGAAACCGCTAATAGAAAAAAACTGGTATCTATTTTATCCAAATGGTTTAAAACAAATTTACATTACTTTTCAGGTTGAGTGATAATTTATAGTATATTTCATAATAGTATAAATTTATGCAGCCATATTTTCGGATATAAGTTTTCCGTTTTTATATAATTTGCAGCGAAATGTTGTTTTGGAAGGTCTCTCGCATACATCGTTCCCTGAAATACCATTAAAATATTGTAGTTTGGTTACTCCTGAACTATCTATAATATACGACCATAATAGACCAAATATTACACCAATCGCAAGTGAAACCATTAATTGTCCCGCGTCATAACACGTATTGGATATATTCCAACTCATATCAAATAATGATATTAATGGGAAGAAAATGATAGTGGGTATATTACTCATTACATAATCGTTTCCTACAATAATATGCATTAGGTAAGCATAAGTAAAGCCATATACGGTTTGACCGAGTGGTAATTTAGAGAATTCACCCATGTCACCAAGTTCAAATGTATTACATTTACCATTTTCATTCATGTTCGAACCTTCATATCCAAGTATATTACCAAACAATGAAGTAATAAAACATGTTACAATCAAACCTACAAGATAGATGACCCCTTTGAAATCTTGATTAAAAAATGACGCAAGTGAAAAAAATGAAACGATTATGAATGGCGCTAAACGTAAAAATAGATATCCTATAGAAAAGATGTTTATTTTCATGATATTATTTATATAAATTAATATCACATTTTATATTTTCAGTATATTCAATACTTCATGTATATTCTTTACAAAATGAAAACACGCTTTATCGTATATATTAATACCTTTTTGTGTGTATTTTTGTTCTACCCGTTCAAATTGTCTAATATTATCGTGAGGTATAATGAATGTTTCTATACCCGCAATAATACCACCTGTAATTTTTTCATATAAACCACCGATCGCAGTTATTGTACCATTAAGTGTTATTTCTCCTGTTATACCGCACGTATTTGGGAGTTCCTTGGAATTGAATAGACTAAATAGTGCTACTGTAATTGCTGTCCCCGCCGATGGTCCATCTTTACTTATACTGCCATCCGGACAATGGACGTGTATACCTTGTTGTTTTGACATTTCAAACTGCTTGAGTAATTTCTTTTGAATCTTGTTATTCGTTATCGACCACGCAAGTGTCTTCGCAACATTCATACTTTCCTTCATTACGTCTCCTTGAAGACCGGTTAATTTATATTCTAAAAATACACTGCTCGGGAAAAAGCTTGTTTGAATTGGTATAATACCGCCATTTCCATAACTATTGGCCCATAGTCCATTTATTGTGCCAATCTCATTTAATGTATTTATTTTCATATGCGTTATTTTATGGTATTTTTTCAGGTATTTGTTATCTAATAAGTCAATTGTAATCCGAATAGGAATATTTAAATTGTCTTTACATAATAGAAGTTGAATGTTAATATCTCCATAAATATCAAAGAATAATTCCTTTAATTTGCGAACCCCCGGCTCGTTTGTATAGTTTTCTATAATATATTCAATCACATTATCATCTATCGTAATCACATTATGTAGATTCATTTCATTTGTTAAATCGGGAATAATATATTTATTTGTAATTACAATCTTTTCTTCTGTTGAAAGGTTATCAAATTTTATTCTATGAATACGGTCTAACAATATGCTGTCAATCTTAGACGGGTCATTATACGAGAACACGAATAATACTTTGGATAAATCAATATCAATCCCAGTAAAATATCGGTCTTGGAAACAAGTATTTTGCGATTTATCAACCAAGTGTGTTAATATACCAATGATTTCTTTTCCTTGTTCTGTTCCACTTACTTTATCCAATTCATCTATATATATAATTGGGTTCATACACTTGGAATCCATCAGTACATCTACGATCTTCCCCCAGTTTGAATTCATATAGGTATATCCGTGTCCTTCTAAATATGAACCATTGGAAGAACCACCCAGTGCAATAAACGAAAATGGCCTTTCATTACCGTCATCATCTACAAGACATTTGCTAATTCCTTTCTTTGCAAGTGATGTTTTTCCTACTCCCGGACTTCCTTCAAAACCAAAACAATATCCATTTTGATCACCGTTTATCCATTGAGCTATTACCTTGAAAATTTGTTTTTTAACACCATTATGTCCATATACACAATTTTCCAAAACATTTTCTATATCTTCTATTCCCTTATCTAATTTCAATACTTTATTTGATATATTATTTATTTTTGTATGTATATTAATAAAATTGTATTCATTATATGTTTCTTCTACATTACTAATGATGTTTTTATTATTCTCTACATTCGCAATGATATTACTGATTTTATTTTTTTTGTTATCACTTTTATATACTTTATTCTCAAATATTGGATTACACCGTGTTAAAATATTATCAATATCTTTCGTTTGCAATGTATTGACTTTGTTTTTGAATATATTGAAGTAAGTATCCTTGTAAACACACGATACTCTATTCAATATACTATTCATTTCATATTTTGTATATGATTCTTTCTTGTTTTTACTTTCAGAACCAAGGATATCAATATTATCACAAATTGTAAATACTTGATTAATATCATCATTAATATCTTTTATCAACGTCAATACTTTTTCTTCCTTGATAATGTTAAATGGTATTTTCACCAATGCTTCAAGATATTGTTTCGCCTTTGAATTTGAATCATCATTCTTTGATTTAACTTCTTTGTATTTCGCAAGCGCTTTTTCCTTCACCTTTTCACTCACTTGCAATAAGTATATTTGATGTTCCAATGAAATATCATTTGTGTCGTATTTTTTACGCATATCATTATTGTAATTTATACTGCATCGCGCACAATCTTTAAGAAGTTGTTTCATTTTCCACGTGAAACTATCTATTAATAAGTCATTTTGAGGAAATTTATCGTCAGAATTCATACTAATAATCTCGTATAACATATTTGCTATGAATAAAACAAGATTATCTTTACCATATAATAACATATTCACTAACATTTTTCGTCTTCCACATAGTGAGTACTCGTTAAATTTATCTATATTTGCCTGAATTTTATTGCGTTTGATAACATTGGTTTGATTAATTATTGACATAATATGTTTCTCTTGGTCGCTAATGTTATAAATAAGAATTTCCTTTAATGCCATAAAATCTATCAGATTTTTAGAAACACGTTTTATTTTATCTTCGCTATTTTTGAAATAATTATCAAAATCATTCACATATTGATGAATATATACATTGTTTACATGATCTATATCTATCTGGTTGACAAATCCTTTTATAACAATTGCTTGATTTAGTTTTGAATTGTATAGTGTTACATATATCCCATTCACGTCTATCACAAAATTATCCGTATCCATTACATCACAGCATTCAAGATTTGGCAAATTCTGTTTTTTTATATCAGTGTCATTGGATAGTTTATCTACATTTCCATTATTTAGATTCTTGGGGATGTCATTATAAATTATACAATCAATTGGAGATACGAAATTAAATATTAATTCTTCCTTTGCGATTTGATATTCATTACACGGTTTATCGCATTTATCATTCCATAATATATATAATAGATCTTCCATATGTAGTGTTCCGAAAGTTGTAAGAATTATTGATAATTTGGAGATGGATGTTTTTAATATATTATTACAATCTTCATAGGATAATGTATTGAGGTTATACAGCATATTCATAAG